AAAAACAAAAACAAAAAATAAAAAATATATCGATCCAGGTGGGTTGGCTTGAGTGTGATAGTGGCTTTGGGGATGATCTCCTTAAAGATACTCGCGCTCATTATACTCAAAACCCGGACGAAATAAAAATTATAAAATGACAAAAACAAACAAACATATTTAACCATCTTTTCTTACCAGTCGATTTCCATGGTCTCATTGAAGGACCAGTCACCTGTTAGAGGAATCGCGTAGTCACCATAAAAGTTTTCTTTTAAAGCGCTGACCCCTTTCCCAACAACGTGGCCTTTGAAGACTTTCATATAAGTTCTTCTTTGTAGGAATTTCCAATCGGCTAATTTTGTGCACCCCACTTTCATATTATTTTTCCACACTTTTCTATTGTGTTTCACCCTTCTTTCCCATTCTTCCATCCTTAATTCACTAACTGCCGTTTCTATGGCACGCTTTCTTTTCTTGTTCTCTAGCATCTCCCCATGTCGCCCAACTATTGGTGCGATTTCATCCTTTTCAAATTCGTACATCACTTTTTCAGTAACATGGACATCTTTTGTCCCTCTGTTCTGGACCTCGTATTTGATGATTTTCTCGTGTTCTATTGAGAAGTCATTCCCTACGTTGACTGCATCTTCGTACAGTCCTTCAATTTTTAGTTGAGTTGCCTCATCCGTGAGGTATGCTGCCATCGCAGCCATACCGAACACTTGATCATAGATATCATCGGGTTCCTTTTCGTTTCCGAACGTAAGAACCTCCCTTGGTTTACATGGCATGATGTTCTGTATCACACTCATAATATCTAGATTAGTAGGCAACTTCATCGAAGTTAGCGGTCGTGGTGTATATTTTGGATCACCCCAGTTTTTGACCATGTTGAATAGTGCTCCCCGTGACCTTGTCCGGTATGAAGCTTCATTTCTTCTAATGTCAAATTCGGTGAATTGGATGTCAACCTGGTTTCCGTCGTCGTCGTATCTCGACACTGGGTTCCCAGGCATTGGTGTAGTTGAGTTCAAGATCCAACCTTCCTTCGTTACGTCGCAGATACCTAAACCACCTGACCATTCTGGCATAAACCAATCCAGTAATGATGCATCAAGTAGTTTTCGATGTAATGACACGAATTTTTGTTGAACAGCGTATCGTAGTTCCTGTGGACACCCCATCATCAACCATTGATTCCTCACTCCTATTGTTTCGAGCCCCTTCATTGGGTTCTCGCCGTCGGGCTTATTATTCAACCCAAGACGAACACTCTTCTCTGTGTTATGCAATAGTCCGAGAGAGATAAATGGTATCTCCATGAAACCACTGGTTTCTGGTACAAACATCCGGGAGTTCATTGTAACGAATTCCCTTGTCCAGAAAACCTTTCCTATGGATGGTTTCAATCCCATGATCTTCCCAAAATGCTCCCAGGCTCCTTTTACCTCTTTGTTAGCTGCAAATGCACAGTCATCACCATTGATGCGTGCTTCCAGTTCGTCCAAAGTAATTGTCCTGCCTTCTCCCTCTTCCTTTGACATCCTAACTAACGATAAATTAGCGATGCATAACCAAAGAAATGATAGAATTGAGCCCATGAGTTGACCATTGACCTGCTCCTTCTGTTTCAGTACAGATTTTCCTTGCCGGTCGCGGAGTTCCATGATGTGTCCAGTGAGTGACCTCTTGACCAAGTCCAGCTCGGCGCCTTCAATCTTGAAGATGACGCCTATTTCTGCTGTGATCTCGTCCGTCACCCACGCCTCCAGTTCATTTGTTGCATCTGAATAATCCCCACTGAGATATTTTTCCTCTTCATCTAGTTTTGGTATCCCAATCGACATTAACTTTGCGTCGATGGTTTTTCCAATTAATTCTAGTGTTGGCAGAGTTCTCATATGGTTGTGCATGAACCGCTGTAGTGTTTTTAGTATGTAGTATGTGGCTGGTGGTCCCTTTGTTATTACGCGTGGCTTCCCGGGTTCTGATAGGCCGAATGGTATTGCATATGGAATTTCTTCCAGTGCCTCTGCCATTACCTTCTTTCTAAACTCGTAGACTGCTTTTGACAATGGTAACGCGTTCACTTCAAAATTCTTCTCATCCAGATTCAATCTCATTTCCTCTTCGTCTGTTTCACGATCTTTATGTGTCTTTGTAAACTCCAACAATTTCTTATTGGTAAGTTTCAATTCACGAACGTATTTCATACAATGCCCAAGGGCACCGTACATCTTACGGGAGTTATTGTAATTTGAGCTCGCACTAGGTAGCCCAAAAGCAAATTTTGCTGAGTCTGTGTATTTGATGAGTTTTCCATCTTTTTTTGTGAATATTTCCCTGACGGTCCGTCTGATTTCAAGTTTGATTTTTTCGATATCATCTCCATTAGCCCAGATTTCTGGCTTTAGTGTTGTGAGTTTCTCGAATACCTTGATCTCTGCATAACGTACGAATTCCTCGTCAGGTCGTGTTAGACCACCCTTTGATTGTATGAGTGATTGTATTACTGATAGTTTTTTTATTACCTTTTCCTTCTTTTTTTCGCATCTCATGATGATCTTTGTCATAAAGACATTGAATCTCCCCCCAATGAGTACTTCAGGCTTGTCAACCTGGGTACTATTATCAAAAGGGCATGGAGGCAACTGAGTATTAGCTAGGCACGCTACATATGCGGCCACTTTATACTTAGTTAAGGTGATGACACGTGACTTCTTGACGTCGTCATCATCTCCATCATTTGCTGTTTCTATAGGTAGTAGGGAAGTTAGATATTCCCAGTGTGTTATTGTGGGTGCTAGGTTAAAGTCTGTTTCCAGACCGTAGAATGAAATCAAATCTACGAATGTTTGTATGTTGTGTTTTGTGTCTTCTCTTTCTGCTCTGGTTAGCGGAATAGATTGCATGTTTGTGTGTGCAGTTGAAAGAGGAGGATCTGTCTCTGATACCAAATGAGGAAGCTTTGCTGATTTTTAAAGGTGAACTTCACTACAAC